GGATGTCATAAAAGATAAAAAGAGAGCAGGCTGCTCCGGGAGCAATCCCATGAGCAAGCCTGCTCTTATTCGTCGATGTCGACATCAAGCCCAGATTTGAATCGAATTGTGAAGTGATCGTCGTAGACGATGATTTGCTGGATGAGCTTTCGGACAAGGCTCTCGTCGAATTCGGTGATGCCGGTCTGCTGCTTCCCAATGAAGTCCTGTAACTCAATGATGCGCTTCCGGGTTTCCTCGCGGCTGAAGGTGTCGGCTTCGGCCTGTGATTTCTGCTCGCGCAGCCGGAAGATTTCATCGGCGATGGCATCGTAGTCTTGCTTGCTGTTGGCCTTCCGGATGAGCTCTTTCTGCAGCTCGTCGAGTCGTGCCTGTATGCCATCCGGGCTCATCGTATCGGCGGCCGTTATTGCTTTTGCAATGTTCTCCTGCATTTGACGGATGAATCCATCCTTGTCAGTGAGTATCCTGTTGAATGCCTTGACCGTGACCTCCTGCAGGAGGTCTTCTTTGACGGTGCGGCTGGTGCAGTTCAAGGCGGCATGGCTGGGTTCAAGGCGGCTGATGCATCGCCATACGATGCTTTTGCAGCCATGGTTGTTCCAGTGGACACGCCGGTAGAGCTCGCTGCACTCGCCACAGAAGACCATCTGGGAGAAGCAATTGTTGCCAGAGTAGATGCGCTTCTGCCCATTCGGCCCGGTGTGAACCTTTCTGCGCCACACAAGCTCGGCTTGCACCTGCATGAAGATGTCTTTTGGGATGATCGCCTCATGATCGTCTTCCACGTAGTATTGCGGCAGAGCACCATTGTTTCGTACACGCTTCTTGGTGAGAAAGTCGGTGGTCACGGTTTTCTGTAGCAGGGCGTCACCCATGTATTTCTCGTTTCGCAAAATTTTGTTGATGGTGGAGTCGTACCATTTTGTTTTGCCTGCGCCGGTGAGGATGCCGTCCTTCTCCAGTCCCTCGGCAATCTTCTTCATGGAGAGTCCTTCGAGGTACTCCCGGTAGATACGCCGCACCACTTCGGCCTGCGCGGGATCAATGATGAGATTTCCGTTTTCGTCTTTGGTGTATCCTAAGAAACGGTTGTGGTTGACCTGCACCTTGCCTTGCTGGTAGCGGTACTGAAGTCCGAGCTTGACGTTTTGGGAGAGAGACTGTGATTCCTGCTGTGCGAGGCTTGCCATGATGGTGATCAGGACTTCGCCCTTAGCGTCCATCGTGTTGATGGACTCTTTTTCAAACCAGACCGCGATGTTCTTGTCCTTGAGGAGCCGGATATATTTGAGGCAGTCGAGGGTGTTTCGGGCGAAACGGCTGATGCTTTTGGTGATGACCATGTCGATGTTTCCGGCCATGCACTCGTCGATCATGTGGTTGAACTCGTCGCGTTTCTTCGTGTTGGTGCCACTAATGCCGTCGTCTGCGAAGATTCCGGCAAGTTTCCATTCCGGGTGGTTTTTGATATATTCCGTGTAGTGGGAGACCTGCGTCTCATAGCTGGTTTCCTGTTCATCTGAGCTGGTGCTGACGCGGCAGTATGCCGCAACTCTGAGCTTCGGCTGCTCTGCCTGTTTGACATTGTTTCCAACCTGCCTTCTGGCAGGGATGATTGTCACGTTTGCCATCACTGCACCTCGCTTTCTATCAGACTGTACAGGTATTCTGCCTGTTGCTTCGGATCGTCATAGATCGATTCGGGAGCGGAGAGTTTGAAGCGAGTCGGCGGCTTTCGCGTATCCGGCGGCTGCTTCTTTCTGTTCGTCCGTCCGAGCTTCTCTGCTCGACGCTGGCGCTCCGCCTGTGCCTTGTTATAGGTTTGCTGGTCGATGATGGCGGGGTAGTAGTCGTCTCCGAGGAAATGCCTGTTTTCGAGCAGGCGCTTTGCTGAGCCATGCCAGGTCTCGATTCCTGCTTCGTGCGCTGCCTTGGCAAGGGCCATGCCGTCAAGATAGTTCTTATAGAGCTTCCGTATCTGTTTGGCTTTATCCTCGTCTATGACTGCCTTGCCGTTTTCGATTCTGTATCCGTATGGAGTATGTCCTATGGTTTTTCACATCCTTTCCGTGAGCGTGAGCCCGCACTTGAGCTTGAACGCCGCCTCGTGTCGTGAGTGGATGACGATACGTTCAACGAACCGTGTGAAAATCCGGTCGTCGAAAGCCTCCAGCATTTTGCTTTTTTCGACGAAATGCAGAAGGTCCTTCGTTTGCATCAAAGCTGCGGTTTCACTGCTTGTCGTGTTTTTCAAGGCGTCTATCTGTTTCCGGACGCCGTCAGCCTGTGAGAGGAGCTCAGAGGTCTGCTGGCTGTAGATTACCTGGTCGATGAATCCCTGTGCCATGAGCTTCGTCAGCGTTTTGCGCTTGTCGGCGTTCTCGGCGAGTTTTGTTTCGAGCTGCTGTATGCGGATGAGCGTCTGACTTGTCGAATTCTGCTTCAGGCTCTCCGCATAGGGCTTAAGGATCAGCCGGTGCGCGAAGATGAGCTTGTTCATCATGGTTGTGAATGCAAGCTTGAGATCATTGTCCCTGATGAAGAGCATGGAGCACCGGTCCTTGTCGGCAAGGTGCGTTTTGCAGCTCCATGCCGCGTAGCTTCCGTCCGTGGTGTAGTTGATTCGCCGTTTGAAGGCAGCACCGCACTCGCCGCAGATGATTCTGCCAGAGAAAGCGTAGCGGTTCTGATACTTTTCATTGCCTTTGCTGATGTTCTTCTCATTAGCTCGCTGGGAGATAAGCTTCTGCGCTGCTTCCCAGTCCTTGCGGCTGATGATTGGTTCGTGATGGTTCTGCTGCAGGTACTGTGTCTGCTCGCCGTGGTTTAGGTGACGCTTGTAGGCTGAATCGGACCATGTTTTCTGGTAGAGGCAGTCTCCGCAGTATTTCTCGTTTGCTAGCATTCCGCGTATCCCTGACGGGCTCCAGTGCCCTCCGCGCTTCGTCGGGATTTGCTCCCGGTTAAGCTCCGCGGCAATGGTAGCGATTCCCTTCCCGGAGAGTGCTTCAGAGAAGATTCGGCGGACAATCTCCGCCTGCTTAGGGTTGATGGTCATTGTTTCGCCGTCCCAGTTGTACCCGTATGGCGGGTAGCTGATCTTGAAGGTCCCGTTTTCAAATCGCTTCTTGATGCTCCATTTGCTGTTCAAGCTTATGGAAAGGGATTCGTCTGCTGCCATGCTCGAGAGAATGGATAGGAAGAGCTCGCTCTCCATCGAACCGGTGTTGATGTTCTCCTTCTCAAACCAGACGGGAATGTTCAGCTCAAGGAGCTTTCTGACGAGCGCAAGACAGTCCGTGGTGTTCCGGGAGAAGCGGCTAATGCTCTTGGTGATGATCATGTCGATCTTCCCAGCTCTGCAGTCCTGTATGAGCCGTTTGAGCTCCGGACGATGGGCTTTGTCAGTGCCGCTGATGCCCTCGTCGTAATAGACTCCGGCAAACTGCCAGTCATTGCGCGAAGTGATGTAGTTTTCATAATGCGTTTTCTGGGTTTCAAGGCTCTCAAGCTGCTCATCCGAGTCTGTAGATACGCGGCAGTAGGCGGCAACTTTTAGCTTTTTTGACTTGTTTTTTTTAATGCTTGTCTGTTCTATTTTCGTTACTTTCCGCATTGGTTTTCCTCCTTGTCAGTGTCCATACATCACTCTGTTTCGGACACATAGCAAGTGATTTTCGGATATATTTCCACGAACAGGGGAGAGAATGTTTTGCGATTGATGTTGCATAATTTGTTGAATTCCTCACCGGAAATCAAGCCTGAATCAAGCATGTTTTTGGCGATTCTCTGCGCCCGCTGATAATCGAGATCGCTGCGGATACGCTCATCTGTGTAGTAGTTATTTTCCTTCGTCATGATGTTTCTCCTCCTGCTTTCCACTGGAGGCGGGAGGCTCGTTTTGACGAAGCAGAGACGAAAAAAAGCCCACTGTCAATCCAAATAAAGGAAAGCCAGTGGGCCAGAGAAGGGGATGTGGTTATTTCACGCGAATCTTCCATCCGACCTGGATGAGGTTCACGTTTTTTATAAGCGAGGAGTTCAGCTTCTGGATGGCGGACACGGTCGTTCCATACTTCTTGGCGATGCCGGAGAGCGTGTCACCGCGCTGGACTGTGTAGTAGATGGCAGTGGATTTTTTAGAGGATGTACCGAGCTTTTCGTTGACCTTCGCCTGTACAGTATTGTAGTCATATCCTGCGGCTGTCAGACGTTTTTTACGGTCAGCTCCGTTGCCCCATTTACCGGCGATGATCTCGGAGGCAATCTCATCCACGGATTTCTTTACGGTCGTTGTTGATGTATTGGCAGTAGCGCTTTTGCCATAGCCGTTGAATCCGCCGTTCTTAATTGTGCTCGGGAAGTCGATGTAGGAGTAGTTCATGTCGACATTCCCGCTGATGCCGTTTACTTTTCCTTTGGACGAATATTGCCAGACACCGTAAGCGCTGGGATACGAGCATTTGCTCGCCCACTGCGCCACCCATACGGTGAACCGCTTCTTCACGGCATCTGTCACCACGGAGTTCAGACTCGAAAGCGAGGTGTAGAATCCGGCGTAATAGCCGCGGCTCTCCAACTCCGTGCAGAATGCTGTGGTAAGCGATGAGCAGAAATTCCGTCCGCGCGCGAGCTGTGACTTCTCCTCAATGTCGAAGTAGACCGGGTAGTCGATCTGTTTGCCGGACAGGACAGATGCGCAGGATTTCGCTTCCTGCTTCGCACCGTCAGCGGATGTAGCATATGAATACCAATACGCGCCGACGTGAAGTCCTGCAGCTTTCGCCTTGCTGTAGTTCGTTTCGAAGTATTTGTCTTTGTTGCCGTTTCCGTATCCAGCGCGGATGATCACGAAGTCAATGCCAGACGCTTTGACCATGTTAAAGTCGATGCTGTTTCCCTGCCAGACGGATACGTCGATTCCCTTGTATGCCATTACTGTTCCTCCTTGTCGTTTCTGTCGTGAAGCTGTTCGAGCACGTCCTTGAGCTTGCCTGGTATCGGCAGTCCGAGGTGCGCAGCGTTTTCTGTTAAACTGAGTCCTTCATTGCTGATGTAGAAGAAAATGATCGCTGTTCTCAGCACGCCCTCGTGACCGAGCACGTGGATGTCGAGGATGTTGGCGATTCCGACCAGAATGAAGATTAGTACCTTGCGGAAGATTCCTTTGAAGCCGACTGCACTCGACAGTTTCTTGTCCGCGATAGCGCAGAGCACGCCGGTGATGTAATCGCAGACCACAAAGATGATGAGCGCGATGAGCAGCCCGTCGCAGCCTCCTAAGAAGTAGCCGAGCCACCCTCCGATGGCTGCGAAAATGAGCTGTATAGTGTTCCAGAATTCCTTCATTGATAAGTCCCTCCTTTGATTTTGAGCAAAAAGAAAGGCCGCCTGCGAGATTGCAGACAGCCTTGGAAAACTGTGTGATTTATGAAGTTATGAGGTGTTCGTCTGTTTCGGCAAAGCCTCCCACAATCGGAGATCCTCCTGCCCGAGCGACCAGATCGCAATGCCGCGCAAGTTCCAGTGGTAGGCGGCCTGGTTTGCCCAGTAGACGAGAGAGTCCACATCCTGATAGTAGAGGATGGAGAACCCGTCCGCGTCTCCGAGGAACAGCCGCGAAATCCAGATGTCGATGTCCTTCGGCGTGACCGTAATCGTGTAGTCCTTCCCACATTTGAGGTCGAGCTGCGCCGAGTGGTAGAACTCGTAGTCCATCGAGATGGAATCAGAGCGGGTTTCGGATTCCTCGATGTCGCTTGTCAGCGTGAATACCTGAAATTCATCATCCCAGGTGACATTGCTCCGGCTGATCCTCCCGTACTGCGTGACGCTGCCGTCCGGGAAGGTTACGTCGAACCGTTCATATGGCTCATACGTCCATGCGTCGCCCATGCGGAGAAGCTCGCAGATAGTCCTCTGGTCAGACCGGTAGCCCGCGGTTCCTCCGGTGAATCCGCTGACGGTCGCCGTGAACCGGAGCGTGTTGGATGCACCGGAATAGACGCGAACCGTGCTGCCGCGAATCCGCATCTCGATGGTGTAGGTCGTCGGGTCGGTGCGAAGAGTTGCGGTTGGTGTCTGCGCAATGGACTGAGAGTAGCTTCCGAGTTTCGTGCCTCCGCTCCATAGCTCTACGGCTTGACTGTCGTAGTTCAGGCAACAGAATAGATTTCCGCAGAAGATTCCCGCTTTGCCGGTGCTGCCGGACGGAAACGCAAGACGTGCTCTCAAGTGGATGTCCTTGAATCCGTCATAGTTCCACGCAAATTGGCCGCTGCCGTCGAGCTGCGAATACACTCTGGATTCGGAGTATTCATCCGACCGCCAGACCTTCCAAGAGCCGGACAACGTCTGCCAGTAGTTCGTCTCGAGCATGCCGTAGTCCTCGAAGTCCTCGTACCAGATGAGCGCGGAGTCGGGCTTGCGGCGCAGGACTTCTGTCGTGAGCTTGAAGCCCTTATCCGGCCGGCATTCGTTTCCGTCCACGTCTATGAAGTGGCGCGGAGACAGGGTAAACGAAGCTGATCCGGCGGACGGTTTCTCACTGAATGCCGAGCAGACGCGGAACCCGTAGAACTGCACACCTTTCACATCGACCGATACCGTAACGGTGTGCATCCCGGCAGATAGCGAAATGCCATCTACAAGCGATGCCCAGAAGGTGCTCCTCCAGTACGGCCACCAGAGCCGCGATTCGGTGAAGTGCTTCTGTGTCTCGTCAATGCTGATATAGATACCGTTCTTGTCCCAGAAGGGATAGCAGAGCCTCACAGCGATGTCGTATGTTCCGGCGCTTGATACGGAGAAGCTGTATGTCGCTTCTCCCTCGTCACCCATGACTGCGATACCGTTCTCCGAAGAGACGATACCGGTGTAGTTGTCCGGCGTGCCATCATGATCCACATAGACCGTTCCAAACGAGGTCTTCTGTGTTTTGCTGTAGGCAGTGAGGTACCTTCGCCGGTTGTAGGTTCCGGTCATCAGCGGGTACTCGTAGCTTGAAGCGTCCTGACCTTCCGCAAAATCGTAGACCTGCGGGAACGCATATGGTACCTTGTTGTAGTCATCCCAGTACGCCAAAATCGGGATGAACGGCTGAGGCGGCTTGTCGTCCGTGAAGTTGTACTTGCCCGTTACCCAGTTCTTGGCGGCGTAGTAGGTGTTCGAAGTTCCGCGATAGGTTTTCCCAAGATTCTCCGGCGTATCGTAGATCTGCCAGTTCCAGCCGTATGCCGGAAGTCCCATGAACACCTTCTCAGGCGTCATCGCGGTAACGGCGTAATCATAGATTCCGTCGAGCCAATCCTTGGGTGACACTGGTCCGGGAGCACTTCCTGCCCACGCCATTCCATAGCTCATGATCGCCGCCGTATCGCAGTATGGATTTAGGTCAGCATAGACGCACCAGTTCTCGCCGCCGACCGACCCGTTGACGGAGTCCATTCCGGGAAGGCAGATATTGACCTTTTTCGTGCTGTCATAATTCTTGACCGTGTTCCAGATGTTCTTGAACATGGCGGTCGACTTGGCGTGCGTTGAGTAATCGCCGCCGCGCTCGAGGTCGATGTCGACGCCTGCGCACCACGGATACTTCTCCATGATCCGCAGCAGCTCGCTCAGGAACTTGTCCTGCGCTCCGTCTGTATTCTCGCGAAGAGCAGTAAATACACTCGATGTTCCGTCATTGCGGACAGTGAGGAGCCACGTGATATGCGGATACTTATTGATGTAGGTCAGCATATCGGATATTGCCACGCCGGTTTCGGTAATCGTCCCGGTCGCGTCGACCTTAAAAGAAAAGAGACCTACCTGAGAGAGGCGGTCTCCGTAATTCTTCAATGCGGTGTACATGCGGGCGTTTCCCATGAACGTCCAGACCATGCACTTGCGGCCTTTGAGAATATCCCTGTTCATATCACATCACCATCCTCCATCTCCTGAAACTCCACATACAGCTTTGCCGATTTCTTCTCCTCGACAGTGACCGGGTGCTTGCTGTCGCCTGCGGCGGAATATTGAAAGAATCCGTCCTTGGCGGTTGCGGAGCCGTTCTTCAGGCATTCGCGGCTTGACGCGAGAAGGGATAATTCATCACCCGCGCTTGCAGCATCCGTAAAGATCGCTTTGTGCGCTCCCGCGCCGAGGCCAAGCGAAACGCTGCCTGCTTTCATGTCCTGATTCGGATAGACCTTCCAGTCAAGTCCAGTTGAGGTCTTGCCGAGATTGAAGATGATGCAGGTCGCGCTGCCACGGACGATGCCATTGAAGAAGCGCTTTCCGGTGATGGCATATTCGTCGCCGGTCGCATACTTCTTTAGCATTGTCTCTGTGTTGATTACGTAGCCTGAGAGCATCGCGGTTTCCTGCAGCATGAGGTCGGTGAACCAGACGGTCCCGGTACAGTCTGTGACGGTTGGTTTTACGGTGATGCTGACGATCCGCTTTTTTTCCTTCTTGTTGATTGTCTCTGTAAAGCGTGTGAATATCGGCATAATCAGTCACCGTCCTGCGTCCATTGAATCTCTGAAACATGTCCCACCCAGCCGGTCGCAATGGAACCGCCCTGAAGGAACATGTCGGTTATATAGATTGTTCCGGTGCAGTCGGTCACGCAGACGCGAATGCGGATTTTTTTCACGCGCCCATTTTGCGGAGAAACTGCCTGCGCCATATGTGTAAATGAAGCCATTGCACGCCTCCTTAAATCAGGTCAATGAACCGCGTCTCGGTGGTTCCGTCCTCGTACTCAAAGGTAATTTCCACACCGACCTGTCCGTTGTCGCCCATCTTGAGATCGTCGGACGCGATCTGACAGGAAAAGGTATAGCTATCGCGGTTCGCCGGAGTGATGGTCTGCGTCAGACTCTTCGTCGTATTCAGAGCACCTTCACATTTAAAGGACGCCGTGCCGGATACGCCGTTCTCTGCATCGACCTCAAAGCCGGAGTTTTCCCAGTAATTGAGTCCGCTGTCTGCTCGTGAGTTGCGCAGATGGTTGAACGGCACGAGGTCTTTCATTTCCTGACTATCGACGAGGTTCGCACCGGAAAGCATGTCAGCGGCAGCGTCCCATTGCGAAGAGGAATCGCCGAGTTCGCGGAGCGTGGTGGACAGCTCCAGAACTGTATTCCATGGTTCCAAGAGGTTATACTCGCGCCTGACGATTCGTGTCTTGACGCTGATGTTCAGTTCATCGTCCCTGACCGTCACGATGTCGCCGAGCTTCCAGCTTTCATGCTCATAGCCGGTCAGCACGGACAGATCCATTGCGTTCAGAACATAGGAAATTCTCGGTGTGGCATAGTCGGCGAGACGCATCTCGGCGTATTCCAGCATCTGGTACGGATTGGTGAAATTCGAGCAGTCGAGCGTCGAGACGCGGATTTCATTGGTGTAGGTCGTGTCCTCGACATATTCCTTGCCTTCGTTGATGGACGCGAACGTCATGCCATCCTTGCCGTAGGCGTAGAGCCGGGTAATCAGGCTCTGCGTGTCGATCACGCGTTTGATGGACTTCATGTTCTTCTTGTAGCAGAACAATGCACCCGAGTCCGTGCCGCTGAAGGTCAGCAGGCTTACGGTCTTGTTCGCGTTGTCGAAGATCAGGTCGCCGCCGTGCAGATCCTGAACTTTGCGCAGAATCGCGAGCGCGTTTTTCTCCTGACAGGTCCAGGTGCGTTTGGTTTGCTTGTTGACGGTCCCGACCGTCCATCCAGTGTCATGTAGCGCGTATGCCATTGGCACGTCGGCGGTGTCCGCGTTGAAGGTGATCTCGGCTTTCTTTGTCGAGAATCCCAGGTCATAGAACGCCGCCTCGGCGTAGACCGAGGTTATGGCTGTGCCTTGCTCGTTTTTTTCATCGGTGATTGTACGGATGCGGTATGCGTCATCGCCGACCTTGACCTGCTTTTCGTTCTCCAGATATTTGCGTTTCTCGTCACGGAAGGGCAGGCTGAATTCGAGCGTGTCGATGCCGTTGATCTCGCCCGTGATAATCACGTCGTAGGCGTTTTCCAGCACGGCTTCCAGTTCGCCGTTCAGATCAAGAACGGCTAGTTGTTTTTTCTCAGCCACAGGATCACCTCCATCTGCTGCGGGCCTGAATGGTCAGTTTCTTGAACGCGGACTCTCTGGGCGTCGAGAGTGTGATGCTTTTTACCATTGGCGTTACCGATGAATCCGTTGTGGCAAGCGTCACACGGAATTTGATGTATTTCGCAGAATCCGACTGCACCGTATTGTCCGCGCCGGGAGTCGCCCAGTCGCTCCACGTCGATAAGTCATCCGAGGTGGAGGTCTCAACGGAGACGCTTGTACCGGCCGGCTTATCGGCAGTCAGGGAAAGATAGCATTTTCCCACTATACCGTATTCCACGGCGGCGGTTGTGAGGTATCCGCTCGTCGCGTAGGCGGAGTCCGTTGCTTTGAGTGTCACGGCGTCCTCTGTCATCAGTCCGTCCACGTCTGCCGTCGAGTCCGCCGCATTTGCCGTCAGGGACTTCTGAAACCAGAGGGCGATGTCGTCCGCTGTTAAATCCGACTCACAGTTCAGGAACCAGTCGTCGAAGTTACCCGCATACCAGTATGTCTCGGCGTGCATTCCCCAGATCAGGTCGGCTGTACAGGATCGGTTGAGGTCACCTGTGAAGCTGACCGCATCGGATATCCAGATTTCGCCGGTGCTCCGGCATCCAAGCACATACTGTGCTGTCCTGTCGTCCGGCTTGATCACCGCCACTATGAAGTACCACAGGCCGTTTGTTAGCGTGAAGCTCGGCGTGAAATCCTCATCGAGGATCAGTGTTCCGGAGGAATTGTAGAGCATCAGGCGCGGATTGCCGGAATGCAGTGATAGGTAGAATATCGGGTTGCCGGTTCCCTGGCGGGTATTGAGCAGCGGGCAGAAAGTATTTCCGACCGAGTATGTTGTGGGCATGAACCATCCGCCGACTACTATCGTCTTGCCGATATTCGAAAACAGCGTGCCGTCGTTGCTGACTTTCAGATACGTCTGCTCGGTCGAGGGATTGTTGATGTTCATGCGGAACGACCTGCCAAGGTGGCCTGCCTGCAGGGAAGCCGTAGTGCCGCTCCATCCACTGATGGATGCCTTTCTGTCTTTGCCGGAGGAGTCCGCAAGGCATGTGTCGGAATCCGGCGCGGATTCATTGAACCGCCACAGACCATCCGCTCCCCATGACGCGGGAACCTGCCCGGTGAACTTGTTCTGCGAGTTCAGCGTCTGAACCGTCGTCTCCGTAGTGCTGTCGGCTTCAATTGTGATCGTGTTCGCGCCGACCTTGAGCGCCGGGAAGTCAAGGCTTTCTAGAAGCGGCAGGCCGTTGCGAAGCGTATTGCCGTCAGAATCCGTGACCTTCGCAGTCATGAGCGAGGAATCAATCACCAGAATCTCATTCTTGGAGAGTGCACCGTCAATCTTCAGGCTGCTGCCGTTGGTCGTGACGACCGCATTCTTGCCTTTGGCAAGGTCCGCCGTAAGTGAATAGACCGGCAGGGAATCGGCATTGCCGAGTGTCCGGTTCAGCGAGAACGTCCCGGCCTCGGTGATTTCAAACGTCTCGTCGTTTTCGGCGTAGGCGTATGGATCGGGACAGAGGAACGTCAGATCGAAGGTGCAGGAGTTCCGTACGACCTTGTCAAACGAGAATCCGCTCTCGAGTCTCGCACGGTGCACGCGGTTCGGCTCCTTGTCCAGTATCAGATCGCACAGCCCGATGTCCGGATTAAGCCACGCGATGATCTCGTCCTTGCGGGCGAGAAAATCCTCATCGGATTTTCCAGGAGGGATGAAACAGGATATTTCGATCTTGCGCTCGCCGATGGTCTCGCCAAAGTCGAATACGCCCTCGCGTCCGGGAACGGTGATCGTGTTGTTGGTGAAGTCCGGCATTCTGATTTCCTTTGTCATTCTGGTCGCCAAGCCGAAGCTCTGGCTCGTTCTGCCGTTGAATTTGAATCCCATTAGATCACCGATCCTTTCGCGCGGCGGCTGCCGACAAGCAGGGTGTTGAGCTGCTGCGAGATTTTGCGTATGTCGTCGTCGCTGCGCACGCTCATGGTTTCGATATTGATCAGTGGGCCATTGTATCCGGCGGTTTCGCTGACGGCTTCCCGTATCATGTTTTTAAGACTGTTCACGCCGACCACGGCTTCGTCGCCAGCTTCGCCTCCTCCGAGGAGCGTTCCCCCGGACTGCCCGAAGATGGTCGCGTCCTTGAGGATCATGCCGCCGTTCATCGCTTTCTTGTACCAGGAGACAGAGAAATGCGGAATGCTCGGCGGATTCAGACTGAACGAACCGGAAATCGAGAAGTGCGGGAGCTTGATTTTCGGCAGGCTCCACTTGAAGTTGAACACGCCTTTCAGCTTGTTCACGACGCCGGAGACAAAGCTCCAGATGTTATTGAACACCGATGTGAACGTTGATTTGATGCCGTTCAGGATTCCACTGATCGTGCTTTTGATAGCATTGAAGGCGGAGGTAATCCCGGACTTCATCGTGTTCACGACGCTCATCACGGCTGATTTAATGCCGTTCCATACCGAGGTCGCGACGGATTTAATTCCGTTGAACACGGTCGAGGTGATGGCCTTTATTCCGTTCCAAGCGGTCGTGACGGCGATCTTGATACCGTTGCAGACTGTCGTAATCGCGGTTTTGATGGCATTCCAGACGGTTGTGACGACAGTCTGAATGGCTGTGCATACCGTCGAAATCACAGTCTTTATTGCGTTCCATATCGTGTTCACCACAGTCTGGATAGCTGTAAGAACGGTGGTAATGACCGTCTTGTAGATATTGAAGTAGGCTGTGACGACAGTCTGTATCGCCGTAAAAATTGTGGTGAAGAATGTCTTGATGCCATTCCACACAGTCTGAATCACCGTGCTGATGGTGTTCATCACCGTTGTAACGATGCTCTGTATTCCGTTCCACGCGCCGGACAGGAAGCTACTGATGCCGTTCATCGCGGAGGTGAACACGCCACTGATGGCAGTCCAGATGGTTGTGAAGAAGTCCTTGATCGCTGTCCAGACGGTTATCGCGACTTCCTTGATGTTGTCCCAGAGGTTGATCCAGAAATTGCGGAAACTCTCGCAGTTGTTCCACAGGTAAATAAAGGCCGCGACGAGCAGTCCAATTGCTGTAATGATGAGACCTATTGGATTCGCCGCTATTGCCGCGTTGAGCGCAGTCATGCCACCTTTAACTATATTGATTGCAGATACGATCTTCGGCGCAAGCGTCATCAATGCCCCGACTCCTGTCGCCATCTTTCCAATGACGATCAGCACAGGACCGATGGCCGCCACGATTGCGGTGATGGCCAGGATCATTTTCTGCATCGCCGGGTCCATGTTCATGATAGCGTTCATTACGTCGATGATCTTCTCCATCAGGCTCAGGAACGCCGGTGCGACTGCCTGACCGATGGTAACCGTCAGCACATCGAAGGTGGACTTGAGCTGCTCGATTGTACCGCCGGTGCCGCTCATCAGGGCGTTCGACATGTTCTCCGCCGAGCCGCCGCAGTCGTCGAGCGCGTCGCGGAGAGACGACACCTCAGACGGTGAGGTCTGGATCAGCGTCAGCCACTTGGACATCTGTTCCTTGCCAAAGATATTAGCGGCGGCTTCCAGCTTTTCCTGATCGGTCAGACCGGAGAACGCAGAGTTCAGATTTGCCAGCACGGTCGGCATGTCCTTGAGCGTGCCGTTTTCATTGAAGATGGCGTAGGTCTGTCCGGTGGAAAGCCCGAGCTGATCCATTGCCGTCGCGCCTTCCTTGGCGGGAGAAGCGAGACGTGCGAGTCCTGTTTTCAGAGCGTTCGCACCTTCAGAACCGGAAATGCCCGCGTTTCCGAACACGTCAGTAATCGTCGCGAGATCCTTCACATCCCATCCGACGGTCTTGCAGATAGGCCCTGCAACGGACATTGCCTCGAAAAGCTCCGAGGTCGTGGTGTTCGCCTGTGCCTGCGCCTTGGCGAGAACGTCCGCGTAGTTTGCCGCTTCAGAGGAGTCCGCACCGAACATCTTCATGGCGTTGCCAAGTCCAGATGTGGTTTCGGAAAGATCCGTGCCAGTACCCGCGGCAAGGTTCATCGCCGGAGTCAGCATGTCGGTTGCTTCTTTTGCCGTGAAGCCCTGACGCGCGAAGTTCAAGGTGGCGTCGGCTGCGTCCTGCATGCCGTAGACAGATTCCTTCGCGGAGGTCCCGATCTGGTCCCATAGTCCCTCGAAGTCCTCGACAGAGTTCGCTGTGTCGCCCATCGTCTGTTTGACGAGGTTGAACTGCTTGTCCACGTCGCCGTAGGCAGTGACTGCCGCTGTCGCTCCGGCCACAACGGGAGCAGTGAAGCCCATCGTCATTTTTGTTCCAGCACTGGAAAGGCTCTCGCCGACGGATTTGACCTTCTCACCGGCTGCCGCAATCTTCTGTGCGGAGACGGAGCCGAAGTTCTCATATTCCTTGGTCAGGCTTTTGAGGTCTTGCTCGGTTTCGACGATTTCTCGCTGAAGCGCATCGTACTGGCTCTGGCTCATGTCGCCGTTTGCAAGAGCCTGATCTGCCTGTTTTGCTGCTTCCTTGAGCGCTTCAAGCCGCTCCTTAGTTGCGGCAATTTCAGTTTGAAGTCCTTTCTGCTTCTGGGAGAGGAGTTCCGTATTGCCAGGATCGAGCTTCAGGAGCTTGTTGACGTCCCGCAGGCTTTTCTGCGTATTGCTGATCTGCTTGTCGACCGATTTGAGCGATTCGGTCAGCTTAGTGGTGTCGCCGCCGATCTCGACGGTGATGCCTTTGATTCTATTCGCCATGCGGATTCCTCCTCCCTATTAAAATCTATCCATCATTTCCTGCGTCGCGATTTCCGGGTAGTCCCAGTCGTCGTTGCTCATCTCTGCGTACATGTCGTTGACCGTGCCGATGGTCAACAGGTCAAGCTCCGAGATGTGGAGCCCGATCTGCACGCAGCGCAAAAGAAAGAGCGGGGTTGTCATTTCCCGCTCTGTCGCGCGATGTTTTTTTTAGAAGCTACCTGCTGCTCGGTATTGATGCCCCACAGCTCGATGATCTGCGGGAGCACCTCGTAAATCGAGAACGTGTTGAACGAATCGAGCCATTCTTCCGGCGTATCCGGGACAGATGAATCCGCATGCTTTGCCATCAGCCATGCGATGTTCTCGAACAGCTCCAGACTGAACGTGTCGAGACTGGAGTTCTCCTCGTCGTTTTCGCTGATGCCTTTCTGCAACTCGTTCAGATCCCGGTAGATGTCCCGGTGGAACTTGTTCCGGTAGAGACGCGGTATCGCAGCCGATGCACGGAACGTCACCGGCTGCCCGTCAATCGTGATTGTTTTTGTCACCGCCATCGCTTATTCCTCCTCGGTCGAATAGACACTATTTGTCTTAGCTCCGGACGAGGTGCTTGCCGTATCGCTCGGCTCATAGACCTTGTCGTACCAGGCATTGTAAACAGCGTCCGTGGTGTTCGTGCCGGTCTTGACCTTCACAAGACCGGAAGGCAGAGGCGATACCGTGATGGACAGCGTGTCCGTCTGCACCTCGGTCGAGTCCTCCTTGGTCTGGCCGGAAACGGACGGTCTTGTCGCAGAGCAGTAGTACATGCAGTGGCGGATCTTCCTCTGGTCGCCGGAAAACTCGAACAGCAGCGCAAAATGCTCCGGCTCGACATCCTTGTTCTCGGCGATGACGCCGTTTGCGTCCTCAGTCTCGTGCATGACGTCCGTGAGGAAGCTCTCCGGAATAAGCGCCAGCTCGAAATCGCCGGAATAGCCGTTGTTGTTCGAAACCATGTAATAAACCGTGTCGTCGGCGTAGAACGGCTCGTTGTCGCCCTCCGCGTCCAGCGAAAGGCTGACCGCGCCGGGCATCGCGACTGGCGTGCCGAATGTGACGGTGCCGTCCTCGGCGAGAGTGGCAATCGCGTAGTGGCAGTTCTTCAGGCCGAATTTGACCTTGTTCTTCTTGTTAGCCATAATCGTTAATCTCCTAATATTTGAGTTTGATAAAGAACCTCGTACATCTTCTCGTCCTCGATCCAGACTTCCGATTTCTCATATGGTAATTCATGAGAAGTGAGGATGCCTTCGATTTTCGACTCGATGTCCGGGTCCTTCTTGTCCGTGTAAAGCTCGATGTTCAGCTCGTCTATCCGTTCCCAGACCACGTTGTCTGCGAACATGTTGTCCGTCCCTGGAAACAGAAAGCAGATAAACGGCGGGTCCGGTGACTCGCCCTCGGCAAAGTGGTCGTAGGCGATAGAAAGACCTGATTCTTCGAGCATGGTTACTATGTCGTCGTAGCTCATAGGCGTCATCCTTTCAGCTTTTGCTGGATTTCCTTCACCAGCTTCTCGTTGCCAGCCTGCTCCGCCGGAGCGATATGCGGACGAGCCGCGACTCTGCCTCCGCCGCGCTTGGCGTGGCCATGCTCGAGCAGGTGCGCAATCTGGTAGCGGTTCCGTGAATGCACGACAAGGTCGATGGAGTCCGCGTCCTCGCTGACCGTCTTGACCGACCATGATTTCTTGTACTTGCCGGTGCGAACGGGCGCGCCGGACTGGATGTCCTTACGGACGGATTTCGCTGTGTCCTTCACCGCGTCCTTCATGTCGTCGGCGGCGAGGTCGGCGTACTCCTGCAGGCCCTTCATGACCGCGTCGCGCAGGCCGTCTATTGATACCTTTTCGTTCATGACTTCTTCTCCAGCTTGCAGTTGAATTTCAGCGTGTCCTTCTTGTAGCCCATCGGGTTCACATAGGTGATGTTGTAGACCTTGCCCTCGGCGAGAATCCGGTATTTCGTGGACTCAATCACTGACAATTCGCTGCAGTATCTGCATGTGAAGTTCAGCGATTCCTCCGGGTTGATCACCTCGCCGGATGTCTCCGATCCGTAGGAATCCGTCCCGACGGTCGCCCAGCATTTGAAGTAGTCCGTCCACGAAGCGGTGTGGTTGCCGTACTTGTCCGATGTCACTTCGTTTTTCTGGAACGTGACTGGCACGCGCATGTTCGCGATCTTCATCAGAATCCCTCCTTGCGCACGCCGAACAGCAGCGCGCGGAGCGTCAGGTTCAGCTGATTGTGATCGGCGTCCTCACGGTGCTCGTACAGGTACGCCACGGTGTAGAGGATGGCGATGCGCATGCGGATGAGTATTGTCTCCTCGCTCGATTCCCATTCCTCGTCGGAGTATCTCGCAATGTCCTGCACGGTCGCCGTGGCGGACGTGATGAGATTCTGGATCAGCTCGTCCTCATCGATCGATGCGACCCGCAGATAGGTTTTGGCTTCCTCAAGCGTTACTTCCATGAGACACCTCCAATAAAAGTGAAGCGGACACCTGTGAAAGATGCCCGCCCACAACAAAGCAGAATCAATCAGCCCGCCGACTTGACGGAAAGACCGCGCACGGCCTCCGGCAGGATCAGCTTGCCGTCCACACGTTCACTCGCAAGGAATCCGATCTGCCCGTTCGCCGCATAGAGCTCGGAGAGCCTCTTGAAGCTGCGTCCCTGACGGTCGGCGATCCAGTAGTAGGAGAAGTCTCCGAACAGGATCGGCACGTTGCCCGCGGCAAGCTCCGGCGCGTAGATGCTCGTTCTGTACGGACGGTTGAGGATCGTGTCCGGCTGACCGGCTACAACAGACGGCTGCCAGATGTAGTTGCCGTTGCCGTCCTTGATCTTGCGCAGCGCCTTGACGGTGGAGTCGTTGAGAATCCAGACCGCGCGGTTGCGGTAGACAGAACGCAGGGAGTGGAACACGTCCATGATCTCGTCGAAGGTAATATTCGTATTGGCAATCTCCGTGGTCGCGCCCTCGGTCGCCTTGACCTTGGTGAAGACGCCTTCCGGCTTTTTCTGGCCATCGCCGACAAGGAACGCCTCCTCCTCGGCAGCTCCGATTCTGCGGGCGAACTCGGTGGAGATGTAGGACTCCAGATCGAATACGCTGTCGTTCATCAGCTCCTCGGAAACCTTGATCGCGGTTCCCAGCTTGTACGCGGAGAGCGTGATCTGGTCGAAGGTGTCGTCGGATTCCGGGTACAGTCCGTTCTCCTCCATCCACGAAGCAGTGCCGTGGGACGCGACAATCGGGATGGTGTGCGTGCCGCTGTCGGTCTGAATCACGTGCGCCAGAGATCGGAAAAAGTTCTCATCGGTCAGCGCCTGCACGAGAGTCTTTTCATACTCGTCCGGCACGAGATACCCGCCGTTCGCGTCGGTGCCGACTTCGAGTACGTTCTGCACGTCGTACCAGTTGCGCTTGCGGATCGAATCCCAGAAGGCGGTCTTGTACGCTTTGCTGCCGATGCCCGGCTTGTCGTCCGGCTCGTCCTTTGCGCCCGGCTTCCCGGTGAGCGGAGAAGAAGTCGGCTGACTGAGCATCTTGTCGATCTGCTCCTGCCGCTGCAGGCGCTCGATGTCATGCGTCAGGTCGGTTACTTCCTTCTCCATCTTGTCGTAGGTGGTAGCGTCCTCCGCGGACACATTGCCGCCATTGTCGGAGTGGGTGTCGAGGAAGTTCTTCGCTGCGTCCCACGCCTTTGCTCTGCGGTCCATGAGTTCCATAATCTTGGTCATAATCGTTATCCTCCTTAATGTGAGAGAAGCGACAGGCGCTTCTGCAAATCGGTGACTTTCACCGTGTTTTCCATGGGTTTCTTGGTATCTGGCTTGCGTTTCGGTATCAGCTTCGAGAGCAGGGAGTCGGTGACGGCTTTCCGGGAGAAAAGCATGAGGGAATCATCCGGTTCATCCGGATTTTCTTCCTTGGCTTCATTCTGACCATCGGCGAACAGGATCTCGTCGGCGAATCCGAGCTTCTTGGCCTCCTTGGCGTTCATCCAGGTCTCGGCGTCCATGAGCTTGCTGATCTTGTTCCGGGACAGACCGGACTTGATTTCGTAGGCGTTCATGATGGATTCCTTGACCTCGGACAGCATGTCGATGGCTTTCTGCATCTCCTCGGAATCGCCGATGGCGATGGTTGCCGGATTATGCACCATCAGCATGGCCACCGGGCTCATGCAAACCTTCGTGCCAGCCATCGCGATAACGCTTGCCGCTGAAGCCGCGAGCGCGTCGATCTTGACGGTCACCTCATACGGGTAGTCCATCAGCATGTTGTAAATCTGCGCCGCTGCGAAGACGTCGCCGCCCGGCGAGTTGATCCAGAGCGTGATATTGCCCTTGCCGGAGTTCAGCTCATCCTTGAATACCTGCGGCGTGACCTCATCGCCATACCAGGTCTCATCGGATATTTCCCCGTCGAGGTAGAGTGTGCGGTCGCTGCCGAAGCTGTCCGGCGTTTCGTTTCTGGTCCATCGCCAGAATTTTCTTGTCATTGGGACTTCCTCCTTTCCCGGAGCCGGTCACCGGACTCCGATTGTTCCTGTGATTCTTCCGATTTCTCGGCCGATTCTTGTTCTTCATCAGGTTGTTCCTCCGTTTCCTGTGTCGCCGAGGCCGCGAAGATTCCCGCGTCCTCGAGCTTTGTCATGTTGCCGTTGATGAGGTACAGGTCGCCGCCCTTGTCCTCCGGGATGCGGTCGAGGTTCTCAAGCTCGCGGATATCGTTCGCCGACATCCAGCCGTTCTGCCTTGCTGTGGCGTAGCCGTTCATGCGGCTCTCGTAGTCGCCACGGAGAAGCCCGTCGACGTTGAACTTGAAGAAGTATTCCTTCTTCTCCTCGGGACGAAGCAACGCTCGTCTCATGGACTGCTCCCAACGGGACACCCACGGGTCGAGCGTGTACTTCACGAATTCCAGCGACTGCTGCTCGATATTGCTGAAGCTCGATTTCTCCAGATCGCCGATCATGTGCGGCGGGATTCTGAAAATGCGGGCGATCTCGTCTATCTGGAATTTCCGCGTCTCAAGGAACTGAGCCTGCTCCGGGCTGATGCTGATCGGCGTGTATTTCATACCTTCTTCGAGAACGGCCACCTTGTTGGAGTTGGCGGAGCCGCCGAATGCGGAGTTCCACGATTCACGCACGCGTTCCGGGTCTTTGACCACGCCGGGATGTTCGAGTATTCCGCCGGGCGTCGCGCCGTTGGCGAAGAACTTCGCGCCGTACTCCTCGGTCGCAATCGCAAGGCCGATGCTGTTCTTGGCCATCGCAATAGGCGAATAGCCCACGAGCCCGTCAAATCCCAGACCGGGAATGTGCAGCACATCAAGTGGCGACAGCCTTACGACGGAGCCTTTCATGGTGTGTGCGTCGCCCTGCGAGGTCTGGTATTCGTAGTAGAGCTGTCCGTTTTCGTCGCGGTCGACCGTCATGCGGTTCGGCATCAGCGGGTAAAGCGCCACGACGTCGCCTTTGCCGTTGCGGATGATCTGCGCGTAGGCGTTGCCCCACAGGAGCAGGTGTGTCATGAGTGTTTCCCGGAACACGAAGCTCGTCATTTCGGGATTCGGCTCATCGTGCAGCAGCTCGTATAGCGGATGGTCGACGGCTTTCTTTTTCGATCCGTTTTCCGCGTATCTGTAAAGGTGAAGCGGCAGGCCTGCGATAGCCTCCGAGAGAATTCGTACGCAGGAGTAGACCGCCGTCATCTGCATGGCGGATCGCTCCGTCACGGCTTTGCCGCTTGTCGTTCCTCCGAAGAAGAAGTGGTAGCTGCTTCCGGCGGTGCTGTCTTTGGGAGCGTCGCGCCCTCGAAACCATCTGTTGAATATGCTCATTGCCACACCTCCATTTGATTAAGGGCCTCCCGCAGCAGCAGGAAGCCCGTGATTGCTATCAGGATCATTCATTTGTCCTCGTTTAGATAAAAAGAATGCCGCGGCTGTCATAGACAGAAGCAGCATTGTCATTGCCCATACGGATCGCACGGTCAAGCGCCATGATCGTGGCGATTGCGCCGTCGATCTTCTCGGTGGATTTCTCCTTGTCGGCTTTGATGTTGCCTGCCGGGTCGGTGCGGATGAAGATGTTGTCCATCATCCAGCGGAGCACCGGATGTCCGCCGTGCGCGATGCGCTTTTCCAGCACGAGCTTCATCAGTTCTTTGGTCGGCGGGCTCATGTCTTTGAAGCCTTGTCCGAAGGGAACGACGGTGAAGCCCATGCCTTCAAGGTTCTGCACCATCTGGACGGCTCCCCAGCGGTCAAAGGCTATCTCCCGAATATTGAACCGTTCGCCGAGGTTTTCGATGAACTTCTCGATGTAGCCGTAATGGATCACATTGCCTTCGGTGGTTTCGAGCACGCCCTGTTTCTGCCAGAGGTCGTAGGGGACGTGGTCGCGCCGTACGCGCAAATCTAATGTGTCCTCCGGCACCCAGAAGTACGGGAGAACCACATATTTGTCATTCTCGTCAAGCGGCGGGAAGACGAGCACGAAAGCTGTGATGTCGGTAGTACTGGACAAGTCCAAACCGCCGTAGCAGACGCGGCCCTCGAGGTCGTCCTCATTGACCGGGAAGGCGCAGGCGTCCCACTTGTCCATCGGCATCCACCTGACCGACTGCTTCACCCACTGGTTGAGTCTCAGCTGTCGGAAGGCGTTCTCTTCGCCTGGATTCTGCTTCGCCGACTCGCAGGCGGCTTTCACCTTGTCGATGCCGACCGTGATGTCGAGCGATGGATTCGCTTTCTTCCAGACCTTCGGGTCGGTCCAGTCCTCTGATTCGTCCGCGCCGAAGATGACCGGGTAGAAGGTCGGGTCATGCTTTCTGCCGTTCATGATGTCGAGCGCCTTCTGATGCTGCTCGTAGCAGATCGACTGCGTGTCGTTCCCGGCGGTGGTGATCAGAAAGAACAGTGGCTGCATCCGCGCATCGCCGGAGCCTTTCGTCATGACGTCGAAGAGCTTCCGGTTCGGTTGTGTGTGCAGCTCGTCGAAGATCACGCCGTGCGTGTTGAATCCATGCTTGTTCGCTACATCGGCAGACAAGACCTGGTAGAAGCTGTGCGTCGGCAGGTATTCGAGCCGCTTCTGCGATTCGAGAATCTTCACGCGTTTTGAAAGCGCCGGGCAGAACCGAACCATGTCGACCGCCACGTCAAAGACGATCTTGGCCTGATTCCGGTCAGCCGCGCAGCCATAGACCTCGGCGCGTTCCTCGCCGTCGCCGCAGGTGAGCAGCAGCGCAATGGCCGCGGCAAGCTCCGATTTGCCTTGCTTCTTTGGGATCTCCACGTAGGCGGTATTGAACTGCCGGTATCCGTTTTCCTTTATCACGCCAAACAGGTCGCGGACAATCTGCTCCTGCCAGTCGATCAGCTCAAACGGCTTTCCCGCCCACGTGCCTTTGGTATGGCAGAGCTGCTCGATGAAGAGGCAGGCGTAGTCGGCGAGATTCTCGTCGTAATGGGAGGTTTTCTCCATGAACCGTGTGACCTTGTAATGTTTCAGTTTCCGTACCGCCACGGAGCATTCCTCCTTCCCGATGGCATAAAAATAACCGCATTGCTGCGGCTTCTATCAGTACGAGAGCAAGAGCCGTTCTCAGGCTCTGCTTTCGGAATATTCAAATTCAGGTTGATGCTTAGTTGTACTCCTTTATCAAAACTGCGTAGGCGAGCTGGCTTGCCTCGTCCTCGGGCTCAATGTCCCAGCCGCGGTCGTCGTCGATGCCGTAAACCGTGCCTTTCGTTCCTATCGGCGGTGACTGAATGTCGTCCATGCGGACAAGCTCCACGCGCGTGCCGTTCGGGTAGCTTTCCTTGAGCTTCTCGAGCTGTTCTGGTTTGATTATCCTCATGCCTGCACCTCATCGGTATCCGTAGCTTCCTTTTTGGGAGCGCCGTTCTTCCAGCTTGAGTTGCCCTCGAGGTTCTGGAGCAGGATCTTGCGTTCCTGCTTGTATTCGCTGCCGATGAATCCGAGGCGGAGCAGGAAGCAGCGGAATGCGTACTTCTCGTTGGTGACCGGCGTCTCGGTCGAGCTCGCGCGTTTCAGTTCCTTGGAGAGCTTGCAGAGCTGGGCGATGAACATCGTGTAGGTTCTGGTTTCGTCTGGCTCCGGCAGTTCCGGGAACCATGGGAAGCCGATCTTGTCGTCTTTGATTTCAAACCGCAGGTCGTCGATCCCGAGCGCCTTCTTGATGAGCGTTCCCTTGGCTTCGAGGATATTGGTCAGCGTTCCAACCGCGACCTTGTCGAGCGGAAGCTCGACCGTCAGGCCCGTCTCTTCGGTTTCCGGTGCTTCCTTGGCGTCTTCCTCCGGTTCGTCGGCAGATTCTTCAGCTTCCGGTTCAGCTGCTTCCTGCGGCTCCGGCTCGAATCCCGCGGCGGCGATGGCCTCGAGGACCTTCTCGACCTCCTCGGAATCCGCCATGTCGTCGAATTCAAGTGCGCCGTCCTTGGTGACGGTGAAGTAGTCGATCTCGTAGTTGCAGGTTGGCATCTTCATGTAGGTGGCCTTGGCTCCGGTGGTGTCGGAGATGACCTTGACCAGCTCCTTCCTCTGTGCTCCGGTCGCGTTGTAGTTGATTCGCATTGTGTTTACCTCCTTGGTATGCGTTTGTCCGGAAGGCCCTGTGCCTTTCGGCATGTCTATACATCACTCTGAAGGCCTGTAATAGCAAGCGAATCTGCGATAATTCTTTGGTAGAAAATTAGCCGATTATCAGGGCTTGAAACTGTGCTTAGTACACAAATGAATCACTCGCCGTCCGGCAGCTCGACCTCTTTCACGAGGTCTGTATACATGAGCTTCTTGCCGTCCCGGACGACATACACATTTTCGGAATCGCCGGTGTCCTCGACGTAGCGGCGGAGGATGACGGAGGCGTATTTCGGATCAAGCTCGCACATATAGCAGGTGCGGTTCAGCTGCTCACATGCCATGAGCGTGGAGCCGGAACCGCCGAAGGTGTCGATCACGATGGCGTTCTCCTGCGTGGAGTTATGGATCGGGTAGCCGAGCAGGTCAAGCGGCTTGCTGGTCGGATGATCCTTGTTGCGCTTGGGCTTGTCGAAGTTCCATATGGTGGTTTCAGCGCGTCCCGCGTACCACGGGTGCTTGCCGTTCTGGAGGAATCCGTAGAGCACGGGCTCATGCTGCCACTGATAATCGGAACGTCCGAGCACGAGGGAGTTCTTCACCCATATACACACGCCTGCGAGATGGAATCCCGCGTCGACGAAGGCACGACGGAAAGTAAGACCTTCTGTATCTGCATGGAAGCAGTAGGCCGCGCCGCCTTTCTCCAAGTGATCCGCCATGTTCTTGAATGCGGAGAGCAGGAAGTTGTAGAATTTCTCGCCCTTGAGACTGTCGTTCTGTATTGTCAGGCCGTCGGAGGCCTTGAAGGAGACGCCATACGGCGGGTCCGTCAGCACGAGGTTCGCGCGCTTGCCGTCCATGAGTGTATCTACATCTTCGGCGCTGGTGGCGTCGCCACACATCAGCCTGTGCCGTCCGACTGTCCAGATGTCGCCGCGCTCCACGAAGGAGGCCTTCTCGAGTGCCGCGGACAGGTCGAAGTCGTCATCCTCGATGTCCTTGTCGGATTCGCCGTTCAGCAGCTTCTCCAGTTCCTTGTCGTCGAAGCCGAGCAGGGAGAGGTCAAAGGCGTTCTCCTGCAGGTCGGCCAGTTCGACGGACAGCATTTCCTCATCCCATCCGGCATTGAGCGCAAGCTGGTTGTCGGCGAGGATGTAGGCGCGTTTCTGTGCGTCAGTCAAATCCTCTGCGAAGACGCAGGGGACGGTTTTGTATCCTTCCTCGCGGGCAGCGGCAATTCTGCCGTGGCCGACAAGGATGTTGTAATCCTGATCGATGACCGCAGGGCTGACGAATCCGAACTCCCGAAGGGAGGAGCGTAGCTGTGCGATCTGTTCTTTTGAGTGCGTCCGGGCGTTCCGGGCATAAGGCACCAGCTTGTCGATTGGCACCTGTTCAAGTCTTTGTGTGTTCATTTACATTCCCTTTCTGGCACGAAGAAGTCTCTCCATCACGTCGTCCTGCGGATTCGCGCCGCCGTACTCAGCGGAGCAGTTCTCCTTCACAATCTGGAAGATCTCGTCCCACAGGCGGTTCGCCTGATTCATGTAATTGATGCCGATATTGATGAACGGCGACGGGATCGGCTTTCCGGTCGTCGGATGCTTGCTGAGGTATCCGAGCTTGGTCGTCATTTCCTCGCACTGAATCCAGCGGGCCGAGCACATCGCGTAGCGCTCGAGAAGCTGCGGCGATACGGCTTTCGCAACGCCGAGCTTGTCGAGCCATTCCCAGGTCTCACGGTAGATGTCAGCCGCCTCGAGAGTGGAGCCATCATGCTGACGCGCCGACAGGAACTCGTGCGGTTCCGGCATGTCCTCGCCCTCGGTATCCGGGATGTCGAGCACCTCAAGCTTTCTGCCGCCCGGATTCCCGGCCTCGAACTTCTCTTTGACGGCGGTTTTCTTCCGACCAGCGCCGGGACGTCTGCCACCGCGACCGCCTGTGTTATTCGATTTTGTTGGCATTTCGTCACCGCCTTTCATGCGCATGCGCGCGTAATAGATATAAGGACCGGGTTATTACCCGTTTGATTTCGCTTTTTTCGCACAGAAAGCCCCGCGCCGTTTTCCGGGAGGCCGCCTCGCAGAGATTTCGACCGCCCCTACCGGTCGCCGCGTTCCCTGTGGATCTTCTCGTGGCACGACCTGCAGAGGCTCATGAGGTTGCTCTCGTCGTTCGTCCCGCCTTCCGACAGCGGAACGATGTGGTGGACTTCCTCGACCGCAACGTATCGTCCCCGCTTAAGGCACATCTCGCACAAGGGATGCTTGTGAACGTAACGGTCGCGGATGCGTTTCCAATGCCTGCCGTAACGCTTGCCGGTGGAGTAGCCGCGCGTGAACGTCTCGTAGTGCTTCTCCATCAAGGCTTTGTGCTCCGGGCAGTACTGTTCGCCGTCGTCGCAGAGGTTCGGGCATCCGGGATAGCGGCAGGGCCGATTTGGTTTCATTGGCATAGGCGCTGCCTCCTTTCCGGGCATCAGAAA